CGGCACAAACGGAAGGTTGTAAGTAGTCAGCGCCACTCGCGCACCCATAACAGTCAGCTCAGTGGTAAAATTATCCATCATGAACTTGAAGAAGTTATCGGCCATACCGTGCCATTCCGCATTGGGCTTGCCGCCAATTTTGTCAGACTGATCTTTGAGTTCATAGCACAGGCTAATCACCATACTGTACATGGCCGAAATTTCTTTAATCTTCAACTCTGTGACTCGACCACTCAGTACATCTTCAGGGCGGGGCAGTTGACCTGCAATCTTGCGGTGCGCCATAAACTTAACTGCAACACCTTCGCCCACTGCACCTGAGATCAAATCAGTCAACTCGCTGTCTGTGCAGTCGTCATCTTCCAACAATTCACTGACAAAAGTCCAAGTGCGAGGTGTAGCAAAACTACGGCTGGAGCCACGCGGGTCAAAGTCGTAGAGATCCTGTTTAGCAAAACCAATGTAACCGACCACATCTTTATGGATTTGATTGGTAACGGCCCATTGTTCCCAGCTGGAATGATCTACTCGCATTTCCAAGTGAACAAAACGATTAGCCAACGGAGCAGGCATACGATAAGTAACACCTTTGTCCGATTCGCGATTACCTGCGGCAATGACCACCACATTCTTGGGCAGATGATATTTACCAATGCGGCGGTTCAAAATCAACTGATATGCAGCCGCTTGAATACTTGGAGCGGCACTGTTCATTTCATCCAGGAACAAAACCACCACTGGATATTGTGCGGCAAACTCTTCGTCTGGCAGATCGATGGGAGCGGCCCAATCCATCTTGCCCAAATCTTTGTTATAGAAAGGAATACCGCGGAGATCGGTAGGTTCCATTTGTGCAAGACGCAGGTCAATCATTGCGCCGCCCATGCTGTCAGCAATGCTGGCTACCACTTCAGATTTGCCAATGCCAGGAGGGCCCCAGAGAAACGCGGGACGCTGTTTCTTAAAACATTTGATAATTGCACGGCGACCAGTTTCTGCGGTTACAGTGCGGTGCTCGCTAATACTTTCATTCTTGGCCATATGGCGTTCCTTTACAGTTAAAAATATATTATACTAAAATAGCGATTTATTGTCTGCTGTTTTTACACCACAGGTGCAAACATATTTCGACCCGCAGTTGTCAATTAGCTGGTCTTTTTAGGGCGGCCACGACCGCGTTTTGGAGCATCGTGAACCACTGCATTGGTATTAGTTTCTGCTAGGCGACCGGAATAAGCGCCTGAACGAGCAGTGTGAATGAGGCCAGTAGCAGTGTATGTGATAGTACCGCCTGTGGATGTAGTGATAACTTTGGTCATTTTGCTGTCCTTTTGTTGCTGTTTAAGTGTATATTATAGCAGTTTTGGTAATTACCGTCAACCGTTTAATAGATTACCAACTTGAATTGTAAAACACTTTCAAGCCCAGAAATAGTTCTGCTTGAGCGTTCTTGATAAACTCAAGATCTTTTTCTCGGTAAAGTTCATCAGCATCGTTGCCAAAAAAGAAACCACCAGTTGGCGGCAACTGGCCATGAGTTACTGCCTGCTCCAGTGCATCAATGTCTGCCCAGGTCAGTTCTAGTTCAACACCATTGAATGAGCCGTACTCTAGATTTTTTGATTCAGCAAGTCGTTCCATCCAGCCATGCAGGTTAGGATGCTTGCGCCAGTAGGCCAGTTCGCGGCTATCGACTTCCCGCCCGGCTTTATCGGCCACATAGGCGTACATGTCCAAACCCATTATGCTGCCACCAACATGGCTGCCGGCACATTGTAGCGAATACCAACATCGGTATCCACCAGTACAAACTTCTGCTTGACTTTGTTGACCTTGCCGGTAAATCGTACACCAGTTTTGGTGTTGACAAATGCCACACGGCTACCAATCACAAAGGTGCCGGTGTTGCGGCGAGTGAGCTGAGTACGAGCAAACCTGATAGCGTCTGCAATGTTGTTGAGCTCATCATTGGAATAAGTGCCAGAAATAATTGCGCGGGCCATTTCGACTGCTTGCATAGTAGACTCCTTGTTGCTGTTTAAGTGTATATTATAACATTTCGGTGAATATTGGTCAACCGAATTCTGAGTAGATTTCTTGTTCGATTTCGCGATTCAACGCATCGGCCAGGTCCTGGGCCTGTTCCCAACCGTCAGAGGTGGGGTCAAATTCAGCGTAAATATCGCTTGTACGATTGCCTTCGCCGTCGTCCGACAGCACTTCAGTTACCATCCAGCTGGAGGATGGCACATCATTGCCACGAAAAAAACGAACTTCAAACTTGCTCATTTCGGACTCCTGTTTGCTGTTTAAGTGTTAATTATAGCAGAATGGTGAATTTCGAGCAAGTACTATCTAAGTATTACTTTGTAGATTTTCTAAGTAAGTTTTAAGATCGCTGCCCTGTAATTCCAGCCACACTGCATCTTGCTCGTCAAATACCACAAATTTATTGGTACGACCCCAGTAATAATATGGGCCCGGAAATAATCGTTCCAGTTGTAGAAGATTTCGATTGGTCAGTGGTTGCTCAAGTTCGAACATGTATGTTTTGAGTTTGAGTTCTTTGACAGTAAATTGATATCCGGTCATGCTGAATCGAAGACTGGTATCGTCGGTGAAATTGTGCCACATGAATCTTAAAGAACCCGCGGGCATTTTAAGTTGCTCAGCAAATATCTTCGTGAGCTGACTTTGTGAGTATCGTTTTATTGTACCCAAAACGGACTAATTTCTTTCCAGAATTCTGGGAATGTTTCAGCAAAACTTTGATTACGAATTTTATCTAATATATCAACTTCTTGACAAAATTTGGGCCATTCTATATCACAACCTGGTATAGTATGTGATAACAGGTTAACTACAGATTTTAAATCACTATTATTTTTAAATCTTGTTATTAGTTTATTTTTTACAGTAATAGGCAAATGCCTGATATCATAATGATGTGGAGAGTACACTATATTAATTCCAATTGGAATTTTGTAATTGCTAAGATTTTTAAGAATTCGATCCAAGTTCCATACATTGTAAGTGGATACGGTTAAAGTAATCGAGAGACTGATATTACTATATTGATTGGACAGTTCTATATACTTAACGATATTTTCTTGTATTGTTGGGGCACTGCTTTTATGACGGAGATATTCTAATTCGGCCGAATCATCGCTGTCTACGCTCAACCCTATTTTTGTAGATTTAAACATTGGTAATAAACTAACATACTGTTCATTCCAAATTGAAATGTTAGTGTGAAATTGAATGTCAATATTTTTACTAAAATTGTTTTGTACTGCGTACTCTAATGTATCCCACATAGCAGGAGCCAGCATAGGTTCGCCGCCGTAAATATCAATGAATATAAGATCTTTGGACCAATCTTTCAGTATAGGCCAAATTTTTTCATTAGCCGAATCAAATCCTTCTCTTATTTTTTTAAACTGTTGTGTATAATCTTTGAATGATCCAGAAAAATATTTTCGTTTACTGTCTAGTTTAAAAAAATCTTGATAAAGTCCGGTACTGGTGTTAGGTTGGCAATTACGACAACCAAAGTTACAGACATTTGTGGGTTTAATGATTATTATCTTGGGTTGTGATTTACTGGGATTAACATTTGCTAATTTTTGATTAAACTGTTGCCTAACGGAAATATTTCCAGCCTCTTCGTCATCCCAACATGCTTGACAACTGGACAATTTGCGACCATGATCTAGACCGGCCATTATCATTTTTCTAGTATAGCTATTCCACGCAGAGTCAAACCCATTGCGATTTAGATATATCACATTATGTTTATTGTCTTTGAGGCTTTCTGTGTTTTTGTTACAAACACACATATCGCCTTCGTTTTGCATTGCGAGGCTGGTATGTGACAGAATACAAAATGTGGGACTATCCCTATTAGGGATATATTCGGTCGCCATTTTTTAATAACACCACAGTGAATAGTTCGGACTTGAAAAGTGTATTGAGTTTCTTGGCCAAGTTGATGGCATGACCCGGATTTGAAAAACTGGTTTTCTTGTACTTGGGTCCGGGATAGCTGACCAGCATGTTTCCGGACTTCAAGTTGATTGGTTGACCATCAAAAAAGACCGCCCAGATTCCTTCGCTACTCAAGACCTGTTCGCTCTTGTAACTTACTTTGTTGACATGTTCAACTAATATGGTGGGTTTAGGTCTACTCATAATTTATATACAGTATTTATCTACTTTATATGCGTAGATTATTTAAAAGCTGCCGCCATCCATGCCCACTGATACCACATCGTCCTGTCGTTTTTCTTGCAATTTTTGACTGATTGTAGCACAATGATTGAGCAAATCAAACAAATCTGCATGCAAATTGCGGGCTTCTTGGGCACTCAGGATCAGTTGCTTGCTTTGGCTTTGATTCATCAGTTTAACTTTGTCGTTAAACATCTTCAAATGCATGGTGAGGTTATTTTCCATTTGACAATCTCAGTTGTTCTTGCATGTCTGCTTTGTTGGTGTACGGGCCTTGAAATTCATAACGATTCAGTGTGATGAACTTGGGACAGTAACTTTTAACCCAACCGTTGTTGAATTTAATAATGTAATAGCCAGCGCAGTAATAGCTCTTGCTCTTGCTGGTTTTGGTATATACTGGAAACTGATGTTTAACATCCCACATGGTATTCCATGCTCGATTGCTGACCGGATATCCATAGACTTCCTGTTCTTGTGCCTGTGGTTTTTCTTTCTTAGACACAACTACATCAAAAGAAATATTGTGTTCCTTGCTCAACAGTTTAATAGTTGGATATCGATGTCTATTTTGTTCTTGCACATAAACAAATCCTCCATCTTCCACGGCTTGGATTGTGGCAATTTTTTTACCCTCTTCTTCGACAATCCAGAATTTGTTTTTAATAACAGGTCGAGCAATTAGTTCATTCATAATACAGTTAGTCCAGCAATAATAATATATACAATTTGATGCGCCATTTGATCCAGCCCAAAATGATTCCAAAACTGCGGAGTTCGGATATCACGATTTCCGTAATTCATTTTGAACCAATCAATATGATAGTGCAGTAAAAAATCCACTGTGGCCAAGGCAAACGCCACATCTGTCTCTGTCCAACCAAGTACTGCCCATAGAATAGCAAAAGTTGAGACTCCGTGTTTGACACTGTGTTTGATACCAATCCAATCCAGATAAATTCCTTTGTGTTGGATTTCTTCTTCTGTTTGATTCACAAAGTCTACATACCAATGTTTAATCTGTAGCAAGATTAAAACAAACATCATCACTAAAATCACTTTGAGCTCCTTTGTTGAAATCTATATTCGCGTCGTAACCACCATTTGTAACGGGAGAAGTATTCGGACAAACTAAGACGAGCTTCACCCCAACCGTCATGCTCATCACAGTTTTGTCGCCACAGTTCTTCTAACCAATTACGAAACGGTTTCATTACTTTGCTCCGATAGTCGATCCCACATGAGTTCCGAATCCATTACATGTGCCACAGGTTTGATCCAATCAAAGTCAATGGCCTGCATAAGAATCTGTCGCCATTCCTTGGGGCAGCTTTTGCTGATTTCGAAACCAGCTCTAGGACAGCTCACAATGCCATCTTGCAACATGAAGTCTGCTTCGCCCTGTCGAATAGTTTTAACACGACTGACCTGCTGTGAGAATTTCGTAGTCATGATTATTCCGGATAACTGGCGCTGAGAAAAGTGCTGAAGCTGTTGGCCTGATCGCTGAGGCGAGTAAGTTCATACTTGCCGCACAGCTTCAAGAAATGTGCGCCCACCATGGGCTTGTTCTTGGGCACAGATCCAGCAGCGATAGTGCCTGCAATATGCGCTTTAATTTCGCCGGGCTGTGCTGTGAGATCAACTAAAACTCGATTGCGTTCGTAGTCGTCCAGCACTCGATGTTCGACTTCTTCGTGGTCGGTCCAACGCTGCAACATGAGATTGTTCCAAGAAAATCCTTTTTTGTCTCGGTCTGCATAGGCTTCTTCCAGACCGACTTTGTTCTTGCTGCCTTTGGTACGAACTCCGGGATAGGCACTGAATATGTTGTCAGTTGGATCACCGCGCATACATTTTTCAAATAAAATCCAATCGGGGTTGGGAATCTTCTT